TTAAATTGCAAAATTGGTATGGGCGTAATATGATCTCGCTGCAAGGATTTGTCCCAAACTCCCACTCTGAATTACGTCTACCATTTTTAGCTGCTTGTTTCTTACTAGCCTGTCTGTTGAAGATGCCACGCTCACCTGACTTAGACTCAACTAACGCAGTCCACTCACGTAAGAATGTTTCCATATCTGGCTTCTCTGTATAACTAACTGAGTTGTTAGCTAAGGCTCTATGCCCTGCATGTTCCCACCAGTTACCCGACTTAGCGTGGCGCATACGGTCATCGCTTAGATTAGACAAACTAATCATAGCACTACGCCTAACGCCTCCACTCACAACAATCTCACCAACTTTACACATAATGTCATGGCACTCTAGGCTAGACAGCCTGCGGTTTTGTGCGCCTTTGAATGTAGCAATACAAAAATTAAACAGATCTATCAAAGGTGCTGGGCCAGAAGCTCTGCCGCCAAATGTCTTTAGTTTAGCTCCTGCAGGTCTAACAAGTGAAACATCCCACTTAGGTACTTCCCCTGCCCAGAGTAATGCTAAGACTTGTCTAAATGCTTTAGCCCAGCCCTCCTTACTATCCTTAACTATAATAGTTGTATCACTATCAAACATTGTTGGTACTTCAGGTAGCTTAGATACAAATTGTCGTTCAACACTAAATCCTACACCTGTACCACACAGTAGTATAAACATAGCTTCATCAAAACTCTTGGGGTCGTCAACTGGTAGGTAGCTACAGTTATATCCTGCTGTGTTATCTCGCTCTAGTGCAGGACCAGCAGTCATCATAGCTCTCATGGAGGGCATTACTTGCAGCGATATGATAGCGTCATACAACTCTTTTTTGATATCTGTATCTATAGCATTTGCTGTACATATTTGATCTACATACCTAGATACCGTTTCGTTCCAGCTCTCTCTGCGACCCTCTGTATCTAACCATCTAGCGTACCGTGATTTGTGAATAAATGATTGATAGTCCGTTGGTAAATAGTTACCGTCCATAGTCTTTTCCCCTGACTTTAATTTTTTCTATTCTTACATCGTCAATATCGTGCAGCGAATTCGCTATTAATTCTTCAACGTCTCTCTCATGTTCATCTTCTATTAAGGATAGGACATTGCCTTCTTCGTCTACCTTCATTAAAAAAGATATATGGAAAGATTTATAATTCATCAGCACCCTTAATTTGGTTAATTCGCATCTCAGCATATCGTATTACTTTATTAAGATCTGTAATTTCACTCTCTTGTTCATCCATACCATCGTACATCTTATGCCCTGCACGACTAGCGTACTTGACTATGTTGCCCCTCCAGAACTCAAAGCCATTCACCATAGTATACGTGATTGGTTCTATTTGCCATCGAGCGTAGTGTGCGGGTTTACGTATTAATTCTTCAGTCATGCTTTGCCTTTCGTTTTAGTTTTTGGTCCAAACTTTATAACTTGCCCACCAGAAGTTTGTACTTCTACTTCCGGCAATCCATTAGTTTCTTCCTCAACATCTTGTTCAAACATTTTAATCACTTCTTCTCTTCTTCTTTCAACAACTTCCATAATGTTTGGGTAGTCATGTGCAATATCAAGGAAGGCACTCAAAAAGGTAGCACACTTTATCAAGTCACTAAGTATATCCTTATCTATGTTACTCTCTGGCCCCATTGCTAACCCAGTAGATATTAAACCACTCCATTCTCCATCTGCATTAAAGCTTATAGGTCGTAATATAAGAGCAACCTCATCATCAGCTAACGTATAGCCCATTAAGTATCCTTTCTTTCTGTTTTTAATTTTACTACAGTAGCCTTAGTGTGACTACCTTTTTCTAGTAGCCACTCTAATGGTATAACTCGATGCGCCCACTTAAAGTTGTTCTTCTCACACCACCCTGAGTATCTAGTCTTAGAACCTTTATACAACTTAGCTTGAGCGTTAGAAAATACAAAGCGTATGTCTAACTCAGGGTGTTGCTTTTGGATAGCTAAATGCTTGCGTTTGTCATCATTATCGAACAACCCTTTAGCTTCAACTATAATGCCGTTGTCTAACTGGAAGTCAGGTGTGTAGGTACGATACCGAAGATCCTCCCATTGGACCTTCAGTAGTTCGTAACGCACTTCTTTTTGGTGATGTGTTAAGTAGTCAGCAAGTGTTTCTTCTAGACCACTTCTGTAGCGTCTAAAATTGTGCCTGCGTTTACTATTATTCTTTTTTACCATCTGATAGGAGAGCCTTTAATTCATCAATTTTAACTCTACCTATTGAATTTATACATTGTAACATATGATTGACTACATTCGATGTAGTTGTATTTACTTTTAGAACGTCAACTAATTCTTTTTGTTCATCTGTCATATACTCTGTATCTAATTCTTTGCCTTCAATTGTTATCTTTACCATTATGCTGCCTCGCTTTTATTGGTGTTTAAGATCTCTGATGGATCATATTTTTTCATTAGTTTCCAGTATGACAGAAGACTGTCGAACATAGCTAGGTGTCTTTCATGGGTTTTTATGTCCCACGTATGCACTGCTATTAATTCAGGATCTTCTCTGTCAACAAATATTGAAACTCTTTCTGGTTTATTAAAATTACATCCTGCAGCGTAAGCCGATAATTGCATACCGTGATCATCAAACACTAGCTTAGATGCCTTCTTATCTTTTAACCCATCTTTAGTCTTAAAGTCAACAAAAATTCCTGATTTAGAATATAAATCTATTTTACCTCCATAGCCTCTATTTGAACAGAATGAATCTTCTGCAATCCATTCCTCTTTAGGAAAATCTTTATCTAAATATGCTTTAATAACTTTGTAGGCTTTAGTCTTTGTACCGCCCATAAACCCTTGTTCAATCATAGCATGGATAATAGTACCACGCTCTGCCGCTCTTCTGCCGATTTCTTTTGAGTCTTGTTTGCATCTATTAGTAAAGTCTTCTAACGACTCTCCTGGATCTTGTTCTAGAGTTAAAGCTGAGTTCAACGCTTGATTAACTTTCCAGTTCTCTAGAGCAGGTTTTGCTGCCATGCCTAATACTGTTGTGACAGAGGGGACGTATCCCCACTGCCTCGCATCTCTTAGGGTGGTATTTCTTTCTTTACCATTTGCCCCAATAATAGTGTAAGTAGGCAAACCATCTTTGTCGTACCAATGGCCTGCCTCAGATAGTTGTTCCATTATACACCTGCACCAGTAAACTCTTCAATCTCAACAAATTGTTCTGTAAGATCCGCATCCTCTTGGCTAAGTTCTTGGACATTGTGTTCTTTCCACTTATCTAAGACATAAGTGTTAGACCAAATAATCCAATCTTGAAAGCTCTCAAATGTTTTACTGTCTTGATCTTCAAGGTCTACTTCACCCTTAACAGTGAACAGTATGGTAGCATACGTTTGTGGAACAGATTCTATTTTAGCCCCCAAAATAAAACTTCTCTTTAACAGCTTGGCTTCTATAGGAAGTTTACTGTCTTGTTTTACTAAGTCCAAGGCATCTCTGAGAGCATTAATACTATCCTTATTTTTTGTGTCTAGTATAAATGGTATCTGACCATCATAGCCAGTAACTTCATTACCATTCTCATCCAAAGCAAGGCCATTAAAATTAACAGTGCCAAATATTATCTTAGTTCTTTTTACAGAACGCATCAAATCTTTAGTGGACTGCGATAAAGCATCATACTCTTTTTTGGAATGGTATCCGGTTGGCCTTCCTATATTGAATGTTCCTTTGGAGTCTTTTAAATCTCCATAAAGGTTATTAGCCATTAAAGAACGATCCATAGCGTTGTTTACTGAGTCCCAGTGTGTCCATTGTTCTTTAAGAGAAAAGATCCGTATCTCTGGATTAAGACAATAAACAAATTCATCATCTACCTTTAGTCTGTATGCACCAACTGGTAGCACCTCTGTCTTTCTAACTTTACCATTCGACTCGAAGTCGCCCATGATAGGTTTAGACATTATACTAAGCCTAGCTAAGTTAGATGCTCTTTTTGTGCCGTCATCATTAGAGGAAGATACCCCCATCATTTCGGCTAGTGCCTGTCCTGAGACACCCGATATTATAAGTTCTGAGTTCATAATTTACTTTCTATGTAATGTTTGAAAAGAATTATAGTTATACTATAAAACGTCTTCTGTGTCAAGCCAATTAGGGCCTATCTTAGCTTCTAAAAGCATGGGTACATTCATTTTTACATCATATGCCTCCTCTATTATTTGATCTAAATCTTCGTTTATCTTTGCTATGATTTGTATCACTGCTTCTCTTTCCTTGGGATGTACATCAATCACGGTAGAGTCATGTACAGTATTAACTAAGCACGACTTCAACGGTTCTAATCTTTTGTCCATTTCAAGAAGAACTAATGGCACAATGTCTCCAGTAGCAAATCCTTGCACAGGATAGTTCTTTATCATAGTAAAATATGATGGCTGCCCATTCATTCGACGTTCAACATCAGGAAAAGCATACTGTCTGCCGGAGGGTGTTGTTATCTTTCTGTGTCTAATTGCCTCCTCACCTAATGTTTTATGCCACTTAGCTATGCCTTGATACTTATCATTAAAATGCTTGTAGTAGGCAGCTTCAGCCTTACTTCTGCCATAGCCACTTGCCCCGAATAAAGGAGCAAATGTATGACCCTTCGCAACCTGGCGTGACGTTTCTTGTCCGGCATCTGATATAACTTTGGCTGTATAACTATGAACGTCGAACCCTGTATCTATCTCCTTCATAGCCACCTCATCCTGTGACAAATATGCTGCAACTCTAAATTCTAATTGTGCAAAGTCAGCCTCTAATATGTAGCCGCCCTTCCACCTGGATACAAAAACACGCTTCACTGGAAACGTACCCCCTCTAGGCATGTTCTGCATATTAGGATTACGTCCTGAGAACCGCCCAGTAGCGGTAATATGTTGTGTTAGGGATACATGGAGAAAGCCATCCTCTTTTGTATAGTTACTTATACCCTCAACAAATGATGATAGGTAGGTAGTTACAGCAGATAAACGCTTTATATCTTCTAAGAACTTTATTGCGGCTCCCATGCTCCTAGTTCTAGCTGTTGATATAAGTATGTCTAAGTTACCTTTACTGGTACTAAAACCATTAGCACTCACCCAAGACTTGTTTGGAGGGTTAAATCCTAGCCCGGCTAGTTTATTTGTCTCTTCTAATTGGTAGCCTCTAGCTAAACAATCTTGACACTTGCTAGATTTCTTAAAGTTAGAACCATCCTTCTTCTTTTTATAGCGGCTACCTATCCCGTTACAAGTAGGGCAACTAAATGCTATTGTCTTACGGAGCATTGTAGTATTAGCTGCAATAGCATCTCTAAACTCAGATAAATTGCTTGTAAAGTCAAATAGCTCTACCCACTCTCTTTTATTAATTACTTTTCTACTAAAGATAACCTGAGACACTTGCTCTGGACTGTTTAAATTAACAGGCGTGTCCCCCATCAATTCACGGATCTGCTTAAACAATCTAGCCTCAATGCCTGTCTTTTCTTGTTCAAACTCTTCTCTTACTCTTTGAAGGGCGACTCTATCCACCCGGAACCCCCGCATATACATTCGGGTAAGGGTTTTACAGACTTCACAGGTAATGGCTCGAACTCTATCCATTCCGTTGGACTCGCTTTTGGCGTAGCCTTCGGTATTAATAGCATGGAACAATTCGGCAGTAACATTAAGATCGCAATCAAGATAAAAGGTAAGCTCTTTAAGGGGTATTTCATTTGTGTTGTATCCTTCTTTAAAATATTTCTTTAGTGTATCATCCTTCTGAAAGGTTAAGTTTCGACGTTCAGCACATGCCAAAAGACTTACAGCCTGCTTTTGACCTCGTTGCAGAATGTATTCAGCCAGCATAGTGTCATATATTTCGCCATCATATTTGAAGCCAGATGCCCACAACCACATTAAGTCGTGCTGTGCGTTGTGCATGATTAATAATGTAGTCTTGTCAAGTATGCTCTGTAACAATTTAGCGTTAGCACCAGTACGGTCACTGTATTCTACATGATCAAACGTCAACAGATGCTTATCTGTATCTATATCTACGTTTTTAGTACCAACCTGCACCAAAAAGTTAGTAGGCTCAAACGGGTCCATGTGTGTCTTACCATTACGTTTAGTAGTTGTGTTCTCTACATCTAAAACTAACCTCATTCTTCTGTAACGTAACCTGAACCCATACAATCGGGGCAAGTTTCTGCGTGTACACAAGGATTATTGGGGTCAGAAGGGAAATGCTCCCCCTCGTAAACTATCCCACTGCCATCACACGTAAAGCAATTAGTCTTTGGTTTTTTTGGATTATAGTACATCATATTCTTCTCTCCTTTTATGCTGTGTATTGAGCTATATCACCTGCCAGTTGGCAAGTAATGCGACCATGAAAGCCACCCTTCAATTTGTTCTTAGCTATATTTATGTGACGTTCTTTGTCT